ACAGCCTTCTCTCAATGCTTCAGTCATTGCCATAGTGTGCAAACTGACCACACAGTGTATATTTTCTAATGAATCACAGAATCCTCTTGAACCTCTTGCTTTCTTAGGCAGTTTTTTCCTTACTTTGATTGGTCTATTTGTGTGTTTTTTGATTTCTTCTGTTGTTGATTCTATCCATTGATCCACAGTTTGTTTTATACCATACACATCTAAACCATTTTGGCTAGGCGCCACAATGTACACTTGATCTCCCATTTGCCAAGGTTTAATTTTCATATTGAATTTTACAAAACGTTCGTTAGTCCATTCACCTTTGATGTCTGTGATTTGATTTTCGTTGAATGTCACTCTCCAATAAACAGGTTTCCACCAATTGCAGTAACCTTTTTCAACGTTGAGATAATCTATATTTTGCTCTTGAAATGTTTCATGGTATTTTTTAAATCCATCGTGTCCACCAACTCCACCTAATACTACCAAGTCCCCTTGGACAATTGATTCCACATCGGTGAAAATATTCAATCCTGTTCTAGCACTTATAGTATTTGCCAACTGATGACAAGTACGCCTGCTGGTTCCTAAATCTAAACCTTTTGGAATTACTATTCTTTTGTATTGTTTATTCATCGCCATCAAGGTTCTTTAAGAAGTCCCTTAATTTTGTTTGATCAGTATTACCTGAATCAATTCTACTTACTGTATCACCTTTGGTAGGATCAGGTAATTTAAGTTCAGTTGTGTTTTTTTCTGCACTATCATTAACTGTAGATGTCTTTTTTAATGAATTATAAATTGTGCTTGACCCTTTATAATCTTGACTGTCTGAGTCTTCTGCTAGATCTCTTATTCTTAAACTGTCCACATCAAATTCTAAATCAATCTTTTGACCAACACCACTGGATGATCTTGTTTTCATTAACTGTATTTGATATCTGCCTCTTTCTCTCATTGCTCTTGATGTGAATATACCAAACACGTTGTCAGCAGTTTGTATTTTACTTAAACCTCCAGATATATGCGAATGATCAAACTCAATTTCTTCTACTGCTCCTCTATTCAACTGCGATGCTGTAACAAAGATTACATTCAATTCCATTGATAAATTTCTTAATTCTTCTGAAACAAATTTGTCCTTCACAAATAAATCACTTGGAGAAACTTTTCTACTGATTGGCATCATAAGATCCAAATAGTCTACCAGTATTACATCTAATTTTTTACCTGTTTTAATTTCATATTCTTTGATGTAACTTCTTAAGTCGTTTGCATTTTTACCACTTGCCATGTATTTGATTTGAAATCTACCTGCTTTTTTGCCTAACAGTTTAACTTTCATTTCAACACCATCTAAATCTTTAAAAATTTCTCTTGCTGGAATATCAGTTAACATTGAATCCAATCTCATACTCACTAGTGCTTCACTCAATTCAAAAGTAATATACGCCACATTCAATCCATTCAATACCCAATTGCAACCTAAGTTTGCCAAGAACAACGATTTACCTGCTCCAGAACCACCTGCAAATATATTCAATTCACCTTTGTTAAATCCACCAAATAATTTCTTATCTAGTGTTGCCCAGCCTGTGCTGACCTGTCCATTAGAATTTTTTAGTCCCATAAGTCTTGCTTTTGGATCATCGAAATAATCTGTACCTATATCTTTGTGTAATCCAATCTGTACTGCCTTCTTGACCAATTCTTCAACTGGACCATATTCACCTTTTTCCAACATATCTGCTGATTTTAAAATTGCTCTTTCTAAACTTTTGTGTCTAACAAATGTTTCAAAATCATCAAGCAACCAAGTAAAATGTTCTTCAGTTAGATTTTCTGTTGGCTTCAAATCAACATTACAACTCTTGTTCACAATGTCATATGTTGGCAATGAATTGTATTGTGACACATACTTGTTCACAAAGTCTGCTGTGTCTTGTAACTTTCTATCAAATAAAGAATAATCAAATATAGATTGGCAACGCACAAATGTTTCTGCGTCACTCAGCATCATTTCGAGATACAGTTTTTGTATCTCATATCCATAGTCTTTGTTCTGTTTAACCATTGTCCTTATTATACCACATTTTGTCTGAATTGTCAATGTGCTTGTTGTATTTGGCACACACAGCACCTATGCATGAACCAGGATCGCCAGGATTTTTTGGAACCCATATGTCATCCCAAACCGATGCCAGTTTGATTCTAGCAGTCTTGTTCAATGCACAACCTCCTACCAAAACAATGTTATTAGTAGGAATATTCATTTGAATCCACGAACTGGCACACATCAACACTTGTTCAAAAATGTGTTGTGTGGTTGCCGCCAAATCTGCTGTATCCTGTTCCGAATTTAATTCTGGTCTCCACCAATTACATCCTCGGTGTAGATTAACTCTTGTCTTGAAAGGCATTCTGGTTTTGATAATTTCTTCCATCATGATTCTATGATATTTTCGCCAGTTGCCTTTTTGTGCCAATTGTTCCAGTTTGTACTCTTCTGCATTGGCTTTGAATCCACATCGTTGAGTCATGGCTGAATAAAATAAACCAATACTGTGTGGGTATCTTTGTGTGTATTTCTTTTCTAATTGATCTCCTTGTCCGTGCCAAATTGTGTATGTTTCAAACTCACCAATTGAATCTAGCACAACAACTGCCGCGTTGTTGTATGGAGATGTGTAATAACCATATGCCGCATGGCTCATATGATGATCTATATATTCAACAGGAACATGGATACCTTGACGCTGTAAAAATTTCTTCACGTCATTTTCTTTAAATTTTAATCCTTGTCCTGCCAACAGTTGACGCATACTCTTCTTAAAAGGTTTTTCATACCAAATTATTTTTGCCGGGTGAGCCCATCTAGGATTTGATCTCACGTGTGCTAACATTTCTGGACACAGGTTAGGATCACCAGGTATGCCACTGAAGTCTGAACTCTTACCAGCCCAATGAACATACAATCCATATCTGTCTGTTAAACCTTTTACATGATATTCCATCACAGCCAGACTGGCATCGTGATTATTTCCTGTTATTCCCCAAACTATCATCTATTTCCTATTTGTAAATGAATGGATCTCTTTTTTGTAATTCTCTTATCTTCTTTTTGTACTTGATGTATGACACAAGTTTCGTGATAGGAGAAAACAAAAATGATATCGCTTTTTTTAAGTAAACCATTTTTTCATCCTCAGTTTTATTTTAAGTTGTGAATCTTCTGCGTTTTTTATAATTGTGTACAAAGTATGCAATCTACCATATTTACGCACAGCATCATTAACGTCTTTTATTTCGTGACTCCAGTCAGGCATACTCACACTCCAACCTGTTTCAAGACTGTCCCAAACTAACTTTTGACCTGCTTCATCTCTGTCTGGAACAACTATGACGTGTTTGCCCAGACTGTTTATCAGTGTTGATTGTTGCTCTTTTACTTCACTGCCTAGCAGTGCTACACCATCAATAGCAATAGCATCAATTGGACCTTCCACAGCCACAATGTATTTTCTATCATCATCCTGAGCATCTGTGTTGAACACATAACCAGGTTGTTGTTCGGATAGATATTTTACTTTGCTTTCTACAACTTTTCTTGCTGTGTATCCTACAATCTTAGATTGATATGTGAAAGGTATAATTAATCTGTCTTTGAAACCAGGTTCAGGACTCCAGTAAAAATCATAATCATCTAGTGTTAGTTTTCTCTCTGCAATGTATTCTATCACTGAAAATAAATCTTTATCTACTCCACTTGGTTCTAGTGCTTTGTAATCTGCCCAATCATATATGGGCTTGGCTTTTGCTGGTAATTCTTTTATTTCAAATTTCGGAAGTTGTGTTATTGCTTTAAATCCAGATGTATCTGTTTTTTGTTGTAAAACCTGCAGTGCTAATTTTGTTATGATGTCGTCGGGCATATTAAGCCAACGCATAAACTTTTTCATTTTGTAAGACAAATTTCTACCAATACGCCAACTGGTTTTGAATCCACAGTTGAAACAATGAAAACTTACACCGTCACTGGCATTAGCAATCAGTCCGCCCCTTTGTCTAGTGTCTGGTGTAGTACCGTTATGCTCACAACAAGGAGCATTGAAAGCCACCCATCCACTTGGTGTTTGTTTTCGTTTTGCTGGAAGATAAGTTTGTAAAGTATCAAGCACAATATTCATGCTCTTATTATAAGTTAATTTTTTGGAAAAGTCAATTAGTTTCGAACTAATATTTTGGTAATGCTACCAGAACTTAATGTGTGTTTGAATCTTAAGTGATTGAACACTCCATTGAAATTAATATATTTGATTGTGTCTAAACTTGCGGCTGTGAACGTGTTTATGTCAGACCAAAATGTATTGGAGTTTGGTTGGTTATCTAAAGTACCTTGAACAACAATAGTGCCAACTGCTTGATTCAAATAATATGTTACAGTATGTAGTGCTGAGTTTCCATTTATAGCAGGTTGAGCCGTAACTGTTTCTGAAATAAAAATGCCTGATGCAGGATTAGTTTCAGTAAATGTAGTCACTGAATACGAGTCAAGTGGTCCAGGAAATTCTTCCGAACTCACAAAAATTGTGCCTTTGTTTTCAAAATTAGTTCCACTGTGTAGAATAGTTTTTGCGTTAGTGGAATCATTTTGAAGATACACAGTGTAGTGTAAATATTGAGATTTGATGTTTAGCAAGTCGCTTTCTGCTATGGTTATAGTAAAATGTCCAACCTTGCTTGGAGTTCCTGTTTCAATTATAGTGCCATCTCTTTCAACAATCAAGCGATTATTTTCGTCATACAGTTGAAACTTAGGTGTGTATGTGTTCAGAATAGATACTGGTTTCTGATCAGCATTCAGCACATTGAATTGAATAGTATTGTCTATACCTCTAGCGACGTTGATATTTCTTTGATACACTGCTCTATACTCCGTTATTTGTCCAGCCAGATTTGCCGTCAGGCTCACACTGTTATTTAATAAATATTTTGGCACAAGTTGCATAATCTTTAATAATTTAAATGTATTTATTTGAAATAAAATGCTGTTAGACGACATAGAAAAGAACTTTCCGTTTATATCAGTCGTCGAATATGGCGGACAAGAGTATGTAGGGGTAATCAATAATCAAGATAACTCCATTACGTCCATGTACATATATGAAGAAATTCACACCAATTCGAGAGAAACTTTCATGGAATTATGTAAAACATGGTGGTGGGAATCCAATAGAATGGTACCAATTGGCATCTTTTTACGTAAAGAATTACAAAAATTCCGTAGTGTTTTAATGATGATGAATACAAAAGATGTGAAAGTGAAGATTGGTCCAGTCACCAGTCTCGGCAATCTTGCTATGAAGCGTAGCAAAAGGAAGTCGGTTCAACTGGTTAGAAAACCTAAATAATTACCAACGTTTATCTTCTTTATAAGGGAATATAGTAGTGTGTGGTTCTTTGTATTCTTTAGCCCAAGCAATTTTATTCCACACTCTCTCATGACCATAATACAAAAACATTTTTGTTAAAACTTCGACTCCAGCAATAGCACTGGCCCATGTCCATTCTCCTGTTATCAACCAAGCAATTATAAATGTATCGGTAGTAGCAACTATTCTCCAGGTTAATGTTTTAACTAAACTTCTTCTTATTTTACTTGTCATTGTTTTGTAATTGTTCGCAGATTAAATTCATGTGTATCACAACTGCCACAGCATATGACGTTGCGTGTGATTTTTTAAAATAATATCCATCAGTGGGCTTGACCCATACTTCCTTCATAATAGAATCCCAATCTTTGTTTAGTAGATATCTTTTGCTTGGTCTGATGATTGCTAATACAGCCGCCAGTTGTTCTATATTTTTCGGTTTTAATCTTTTCAATATTTCATTATGACCGTTCAAATGAAATACCTGATCGCTGAATTCTTTTGCTTCTAACAATTCCCATACAGGTTCCTTATTCATCAATTGATTCAAATGATCCTCATCCTTTACATCTTTGTATATGCTTACGTTGAGACAATCTATTTTAAAATAGTTTCTTTCTTCAGCAGTTTCGTAATCTATTGTTGCCATATTTGTTGCTGGGTCGTGTGGAATTTCTGTGAAGTAAACACCTGTGTTATGTTTTTTTTCTGTGTCTAATTTTGCTATTCTGTGTTTAAGTTTTTCTAACAACACATTTCTATCAGCAAAGTCTATATCAATATCGAACATTATAAATTTGCCTCCTTGATTACTTCTTTAACCATTTCAATATCTGCGGGTAGTCTTTTAAATCTTAATGTCCAATGACTGGGATCCATTATAGCATATACCATTTGTAATTGTTCATCGTTAAATCTTTTCATCATTTCTTTTCCAGTTTTACAATTCAATATAAGCCAAGGAGAAATTTTACCATCTTTTATATCTACAACTGCTCTATTCAAACTAGCATATCTAAAATAATCACTCCATGGTGCTTGTTTTTCATCACCCCAATCCATCATTGTTTTGATTGATCTTTCCATGGCTGTTTCAACTCGTTCTCTTAAAATCAAATCAATAGCATATTTTTGATACAGTTCTTCTCTACACCAGTGATCAAGTTTAACTCCAGATGTTACAACGTAATCTATGTACTTGTTTGGATACAATGGTTTAACATTACTGATAAAACTTCCAAATTTTACAAATGCTGTATAGTATGGAGATTTACAAAACTCTTCATAAGTTTTAGGTGTTGTAACTTTTTGACACAGTTCATAGAATCTTACAAAAGTTTGAAATCCTAATTGTACTCTACGTTCATCTTTCTGTAGATATCTTCTTTTTTGCTCACACATATGTACTGATAATGTCTTTTCTTTGGCGAATTTAGCATTACAATATTTGCAAGGGTATAACTTTTCTATCATAATAATTTTTTGATTTGCTCTTTACTCATTCCTAAATCTTCTGCTAATTCTTTAAGTTCTTTAGTGGTGTTAATATTTGCTAATAATCTTAATTCGTCAATTTTTTTATTAGGATAAAGTTTTTCTAAAAACTTAAATGCTTTGTTATTGTTAGATTCTTTAAACTTATAACCAATCCATTCATGATATCTGATGTTCTTTTTGTCACTAGCAGTCATACACAACAGAAACCACAATAGTTTTTTATGTTTGCTCAATGTAAAAAAGTTTTTATTGTAATATTGGTTGGTTTTTAAAATTTGTAATTCTTTTTGTTCTTTGGTTCCTTTGATAGCACTAGCATATCTATTCAACAAATAAAAAGAAACTTGTTTTCTATCGTCATCTGAAAGTTCGTCCCAAACGCTTTTGGCATTCATATCAATAGCCGCCAATATATCTTTCAAAGGTAGTTTGTTAGTTTTGGTTACCATCTATCTTCTTTTATTAAATTATAAAGTAATTTTAACTTCTTTAACTGAATTTGTAAAGTTTTATTTCCTTCGTTTGCGTAATCTACCACTTCGCTAATTTCTAATTCGGACAAATACCAATCAGGATCTTTAGTTTCTTCAACTAATATTTTTGGTCCTTTACCATTTAATGGTTGACCATACACAGTTTTACCTCCATCAGGAGAAGTAAAAATCATTTCTTCTTGTTTAATACGTTTTCTTTTTTTGACTGCTTTAGGCATTATAACAACATTGTGTACTCAATACTTTCACATTGACGAGAAATATCTTTTACAAAGAATGCACAGTTTGGATTTTCGTTATCAGTTAGAGGTGTTGTTAATAACTGATTATTTTTAATTTTTGGAAAATACCATTTAACATCATTGTAAAAGTTTATCACATTCACTTCAAAAAAGTCTGCTTTGAATCCTTTCAAAGGATTGAATATAAAAGCACTGAAACCTCGGTCTGCTATACTGGTTAAAGGTACAACTTCTACAGTGTTGCTGTCTTCTTTGTCTCCAACTGCTATGCTCCAATCTAAAGGCATAGTAAGTTCTTTTCCACCAATTTCCAACACAATGGCTGGAGCACTGAATGATTCAATATAAATCAGTGGTAAGAAAAAGAAGTCTGGTTCTTTAGGATTACTGTTGTCCAAAACTGAAAATGCCATGTCATCTGACACAGTTTGTGGCATCTTGTTAAGGTCGTATGGTATATTGTCTACTGTTAATATTTTCATTATTAATTTCCTTCCTGATAAGAATATTTTGTGTTAGACGTATTGTAGTAAAAATAGTGTGTGCCTGTTTTGGGTAGTTGTAATACAGTATCGATTGGAAGATAAATTCCTGATGTAAAAGACGTTCCTACATCAGTTTCATATCCGTGTATGTGCCAAGGATTATCTACACTGATGATGGGTGTGTTGGTAGCATATGCTATAAATTTTGTACAAGCATCATGAAATTCATCATGTATTTTTTTAACCTGAGGTCCTTGATCTTTTTGAGTATTGCTTGAGTGTATTATTAGATCGACGTTTTTTTCTTTCAACTTTTTGGCTAGATTGTCTCCGCCTGAATAATAATTACCCACCAGATCATTACATATTAACGCACCAACTTTGATTGTTTCGTGTTCTGTGACAAGTTCTACAACGGGAAATTCATTCCGCTTTTCACAATCTTGATCAAATGATACCAGTTTTGTTTTGAATGTTGATCCAATGTGCTCTCCTTTTTTATTATAGAAACGCAATTGATTTGTTTTTTTTCCAAAAAATGGACCATTGATTGTTTCTTTATCGTCCAACCATAGCGTTCCAATAATTAAACCAAGGTTCTTTGAAGATGCAAAACTTACTAGTTTTTCCATTGCCTGTTCTGTTTCTTTACAAGTATTGATATTAAAACTAGGAGCATCATAACCACTCAATGATGCTTCTGGTGTAAACAGATAATCAACTTTATTTTCTACTGCCCATTCGCAGGCTTTTAAAATTTCGTTGTAGTTGTCTTGAACGTTTCTACTTACTGGTATTTGTGCACCTGCTATTTTCATTTTGTCCAATCCACTTTCTCTATTGTAAAAGGATAATTTGCTTCTTTGTAAAATTTTTTTCTGTGTGTTAAATGTCTTTTAGCAAATTTACAACTTGAAGTTAAATCCCATATCTGTACAAAGTCTTTGTCTTTGGCTTTACGTATTCCTCTGCCGATTGATTGAATTACTCTTACAAATGATTTGCCTGGCTCAATCAATACAAGATTGAATATTCTAGGAATATTAATTCCCACACTGGCTACACCGTACGTGGCAATAATTACTTTATTAGTACTGCTAGATATTTCGTCATACTGTTCTTTACGATCTGCTAATTTGGTTTCTCCTTGAATAAACACACTGTCATCTATGATTTCTAATAATTTTTTACCTGCTGTAAGTCTATCAATTAATACCAATGTGTTACCGCTTGATTTTATTTTGTTTACAAGTTTACCTAAATACTCAATTCTTTTTTCGTCTGTAACTAAAAACTTTAATTCTTCTTGATAATTTTTATACACGTTGGTATCTACCAATTGTACAACATTTACATGACATTTAGATAGCACTCCTTTGTCTTGTAATTCTTTTGCTGATATTTGATTAACAACTGGACCAATGCTGGCTAAGATGCTTTGAAATTCAAATTGTTCTTTGGGCACAGTTCCAGTTAGACCCCAACGAACAGGGGAATTTTTTAAATGATGTGTGAGTAATTTTTTTAAAACTTCTGCTTTTGCTTGGTGCACTTCATCTATTATAACAGTTTTTACTCCGTCTAAAAACTCTGCTAAACTAAAAACAGATTCTCCTGCTTTAGATTTTTTATCTAATACATTAAGACTTTGCCATGTACAAATAGTGTGTGTTCGATTTAATTCTTTTCTATCTCCAAAATAAACTCCAACATCTAATCCTACGTTGATGTAATCTTCTTCTGTTTGTGTAACTAATCCTTTGTTAGGCACAATAACCAATGTTCTTCCAAACTTTTCACATATGCTACTCAATGCCGCAGTGATAATTGTTTTACCAGCACCTGTGGCAACTTCTTGTAAACTTTGTGGCTCCTTGATAAAATTATTAATCACGTCCACTTGGTAGTCACGTAATTCGATTTTTTGTCCTTCGCATTGATGTCCTTTGGGCCACGTTTTATTTCCGAAAAAGTTTTTGTCTACTTTACTAAAAGTTAGATCAAATTTTTCTCTTTTGTCTACGACTTCTTCGATTTCTACACCTGCTTCATTGAGATATTGAATGATCTTGTCCAGATGATTGACATAACCATTACCACCTAGACCAAAGAAACCAACTGTACCGTCCCAACGTCCTAGTTTATATTGAGGAAGATATCTAGCATAAGGCACTTGAAATTTAAATTTGTTTGCTATTTTTCTTCGCACTTCAACAGGCAGTCCTTCAATTTTTACATTGACTTCGTCGCTTATAATAATTTTACATCTCATAGTGTTTCGCTTCCAAAGTGTAGTTGATTCCAAAAACTGTCTTGTCCGTTGACTTGTAATTGTAAATCGATATTACTCACATATTTGTCAACCTTAGAATAATTTCTAGTGTTGTCACATATCAATACTGCTTCAGGTTCCCAAGTAGAAGTCAATAAAGGCTTTGGTATCTTCTTATTTGTAATATACACTATTTTTGTTGTTTTAGCAAGTGAATTATTTAATTGTTTGTCCTTAATGTAATCATTAAATTCTTTACCAAAAACAGAATTGCTTTTGCACCTTGACAGTACAGATATTTCATCGCTAGGTATAATGTTTGTAAAAAGTTTGTGTGTCTTATGAAGATGATTTAGAGTGTCTTCATCGGTATTACTGGGTAAAACAACCAATAAAGGAAATCTTCTCAGTTCTATTATGGTATCGATTACTTGTTGAAGATGCCACTTGTCTATGTCTAAATTGATTCTAGGCCACTGTCGTTCTAATATCTTTTTTGATAATGATGATAAATTACTTTTGGAACTGTCTAGTTCTTTGTTATCAAAATAATGAAGTCCCATTTTTTCTTTTCTATCATAGTACAAACATAAATTTTCTTTAACAGGTTCTCCAAAAAATTCGACATAGTGTTGAGTTATTATATCGGCACTGTGTTTAATCTCATAATCATATATACCCGGCACAAACTTTTCTGGATTTTTTGATATTTTTTCACATTCATTGTAAACATCGATTAGAATCGGATCTATGTCTTTGATTTTGTTCTTAAATTTTGATAGAAGTTTGTGCGTTACTTTTTCTGTGTAAGGTAAAATATATTTGTCTTTTAATCTTTGAGCATAGTATCTGCTAATAGTAGGACCTAGTAAACGTCTAACTTCGTTGATTGTTTTTGTATAAGTCATATTGAACGGAAATCTTATTACAATAACTTTGGTAGGAATAAATCCGGACCAATATGGTTCTACATAAGCAGATCCATCTTCCAATCTGATATATTCGCTTCTATCCAAATGTCTTAACGGTTGCCTTAATGTGTTAACACTGTTCTCCAGGTCAATGCCTCGCATTTTGAATTGTGATTTATATCTGGTGATTAGTATTTTTTTGACTGCTTCTAGTTGCCTATCAGTTAATGCGGAACCTTTATAAACTTTTTTAGCAATATCGAAAATAATTTTTTTGTCACGATCCAGTACAATGAACGCAGGATTGATTGCTTTGGCAGATAGTCCTGCCATTAATTCTAGACACTCTTCTATTGTGATTGAACGCATTTCACAAGTATAACGGATTTTGGTTAAAAAGTCAATCTAGAAAAAGGTATACCTTGTGCTATTTCTTCTGTAGTCCACTCAGTATGAACATAATCATTCAGCCATTGCTGTCTATCAGGGGTCTTTGGGCTGTTAATGGTGCTGAAATCGTGATTGGCAACGTCATATGCTAGACTTTGTTCTCCTACAAATGCAGGGATTCCATTCAGTACAGCGTGTATGCCTGGATTACTGCTCCAACTTACAACGGCCCAAGCATTAGAAAAATTTAAATCAAAATCATCATATGTGTTATCAATCTGTTTTGGAATTTCATAAACAACATTATCCAATCTCAGTTGAGCTGGTAATATGCATCTAGGATGCGATCGTACAATTATTTTTCGATCAGTGTGCTGTCGTAAACGTTGAACAGTTTCTAATACATATTGTTCTAATGGTGGCATATTTTTCCACTGTTCACTTTTGTCGTGTTGTAAGCACAACAATATATGTTCTCCTTGAGTGCGCCAAGGTCTTATGTCTAATCCTAATTGTGCAACTCTTGTGTCATCATTATTTTTAGGACCAAAGTCTGCCAGTCTATTAATGCCGTTGATACCAACTTTCCAAGTTGAATTTCTTTTGATACCGCCCACTTCTATAACTAAAACTTTTTTATTTTGTGATCTAAATTTGTCCCAAACAATTTTATTTTTTATCATCCTGCCATGCCACAATAATGACCATATCACAGGAATATCTGTGTCTATATTGTTTTCGTCTACAGTGTGTCCCAACTTCAACAGTCCTAATTTCACAGCGTCCCACACAGGAGGACTGTTTAAAGAACCGTAATCTGTAAACAAACTAAACTTCATTCCAATATGTCTCTGATCTATTTGAGATCAAATCTTTCTTTTGACTTTTGCCTTGATTTTTTCTAGCACCTTTCATATGATCAAACCATTTTCCTAAAACTGAATTAATCAGCGGATGTCCACCTCCACCTGTTTTTGCTGTTTGATTAAAAATACTTTCAGCATAATCCAAATAATTTTTATCGATAGGTGTGAGTTTATTCAGTACATCTCCAAAGACATAACTGTCGTGCCATTCAATCAATTTGAATATACCGTTGTCTGCGTCTTCGTACATACGTTCAAATTCTTTTAAAAACTTTTTGCAGGTTTCATTTTTAATATTCAATCCGTAAAATCCACATTCAGGCCAAGTCTGTGATCCTTTACCTCTGCCTACAAATGTTATCCATTTATCATTGGGTAATAAATTTTGAAATTGATCATATGAAATAGCAGAGTGTACATAGGTATCTCCATCCATCCATACAGTCCATCCATCTTCTGTTCGATTTACAGCATCAAACACAGCATATACTTTGTTGGCAAATCTTACAGCGTCCCATTTAAATTCTTTGTGATGATCTCTTGGACGTTTTTCCGGAAAAGGACATTTACCATTTGCTTTAGGTACATTCCCCCAACGTGCTTTAAATTGATTAAGTTTGATTAATTCTTTTGCATCAATAATTTCAATTTGAGATGAATCCGGATTTACTGGTGAACAATTTTCTGCATACACCAGTAATTTAATTTGTTTATCCACATTACGAGCAAAACTATCTAAGAATCTTTGCCCATATAAATCTAATCCAGGTTTATGAAATGTTGTTAATACTTTAATCATTTTACATATTTTTTTAGGTGTTGCCAAGCCAAGCCCGATTTTACTTCATCCAATGTCCAGTGTATTTGTGCTATTCGTCTAATCCAAAGTTCTCTATCAAATTCTTTTGGATTTTCAAGGTCTTCCCACTTTTCTAAATTGACTCCTTTAATCTGAGCTCTATCTGGATCTGTTACCAGTGTTGGTATTCCTTCTATTACTGATGCCACAGTAGGACTAGAGTTATGACCTACAACTGCTTGAGCGTGAACAAATTCATCACGCAAGTCCTTGGCCCCACTTATAACAATATTGGTATATTGTGGTTGTCCAGAGTTAATCCATTGACGCACAAGCGATTTCCATTGAACAGACATTTTATCACCGGGATGAAATCTTATTCTAATTTCTTTTTTAGTAAATTTTCTTATTTCTTGTATTGTGTGTTGTAGCCATACGTTTACTTTTAAACCACCCATACTCCAACCACCGTCTCTTTGACAGCAAACTAAAATGTATTTGCCACCACCCAATCTCCATGGTTTTAAATCTATACCTAAATCTTTTTTGATTAATTCCCAACGCAATGGGTCTGGGTTATCATAACAATATTCTGCTGTATTAGGAAATATTCCATCATAACCATAACGTAGATAATTTTTAGATTGTGTTGGATCAGCATACAAAAACAAACTACTGTCAACAATCATTGTGCGTTTGTTTCTTTTTTGTTGCTCTTCGTACACACTTTTACGCAACATGAGATGTCTATGCTTTTGTGGTTGTTGGTGTACAAATCCTTGTAACACTGCTATATCGCTAGGAACTATTGTCCAACCATTACTGATTATCCCTCTATCTCCACATCTATTAACACCTTCAATAAAATTTTTAATAATCAAAGGCTTTTGTAATTTTTTATTTCCAGGAGGAATAACTTTCATATATCCAACAACACTTATCATAATAGTCCGTGTGCCTCCATAATTCTTACTGCTTCACCTGTGCCTAATTCTTTAATGTGGTATTGACAATAAGCCAACCAGTGTTGCCATTTTTCAACCTGATGTTTAGATGGATAAAATGGTGATTCAATTTTACTTAAATCTTGTGAAGTTACAGAATCAGCCGCTGTCTTCTGCATGGTAAAAGCAGGTACTCCTACACAAACACTTTCTATCGCCGCAATTGATTGATAGGTCACTGTGGCATAAATTTTTTCTTTAATAAGATACCAAGGAACACTGCCAGCACCAACTCTTTCATGGCGTTTGCCTTTATCTCTAATAATAATTTCTCTATCTGTATATTTTTTTAATTCTGCAACAGTATTCTCCACCCATTGATTTCTGTCAATATTATAAAATTTACAAGGCTTTTCGCTCGGAGTAACCAGTAATATTTTTCCTTTGTGATTCTTTCTCCAGTCAACAAATTCTAATTCTGGACTAGTTCTTTTAATTTTTTGCCAACGATCATCAGGCACATTAAAAACTATGCTATGTTGTACGTCATTCTTTACTACTCTGTGATACAATTTCTTTTTGATTAAATTTCCCACATAACCTGTGTCTATATAATAAAATGTTCGACCAGATTTTTTACAATCGTTTATAATTTTTCTTTTGGCTAAACTTCTAAAACTTACTGTGTTTTCTATCGGTAGTTTTTTGATTGCTTCGTAAGGAAGATGATGACAGCCTAGGCCTCTAACCCAGTGTTGTAGTATTTCATCTTGTTTGTCAAAAGCATAGTGCATATCATTTGTTCATCATTTCTGCTAGATATTTTTTCCAAACATCTCCATATTCGCAGTGTCTATAGTTTTTAAACCACGGGCCGCCTTCAGTATAGTGCAAGGCTTTGGGCTCACCATCTTGTGGAGATTTGTACCATCCCACAAGCCAATTCCATTCATGACTGAGCGAACCAATTTCTTCGTCTTTGAGCCAACTAAATCTGTGAAAGTATGCTCCGTCATAATTAGGATTGTTTACTAAATCAACTGTGACTTTTTCATTTGAAGGGTGTCCACAGTTCCACAACACCATCGAACTCCAATTTTTTCTTGGATATAACGTTTGTTTTTGACCATCCATTTTAATTCCAGGCTTTGGTGTGTAATCGTGTTGAACACACATCACAGCATATTTGTTGTCTACACAATCAAACAATTCTTTAATATCTTTCATAAAAACAATGTCTGAATCGCAGAACAATGCCCAACCTTTATAATTTTCTAATGCTGGTATTAAAAATCTTGTGAATGTAAATTCTGTAGAAGCCAATTTAT